ATTTTACCACATATGTCGGTACCTCCCATCACCACCTCGTTGAGGCGGTTGGGCTGGTCCGACAGCTGCCTTCCTCGTGAGGGGAAGGCTACTTACCAAGACGTCTGTCAAGACGCCTTTCGCTGTCTCCGAAACGGAAACAGACCCAAAACACACCACGTCGACCAGACGTGTGTGACGCTCTTCGGCGCACTGCCGAATGAATATCTGAGGCACATCTGCAAAGGAGTGCCTACAATCTATGCACCATCCGGTTCCGGATGGTCTTACGGAGCTCAGCTAAATGCGAGCTTCAGGAGGTTTCTAGTACAGAAACTTCCTTGGTTCAAGGGCTTGAAACAGCCCTACCGCAAAAGGGTCTTCGACCTCTGTGAGACCCCAAAGACATGGCTGGAACTGTCAAACATGTTCCAGACTGTAGAGGGCCGCTGTATAGCGGCTCTTTTATCCGTAGGTGATAGACTAACCTACGACGAGATTGACGCGTTGAACGTGTCAATCCTTTCAAACTTGATGAACAATCCACTTTACCACAAGCGGATGAAGTCCTACCTGAAGCAGGTAAGGACAGCTCAACTTTCGGGCAACGCAATCCCAGCGCCGCCCCGCGACATGACTTGCCTGTACAGGCTAATCAAGAAGGCTACCTTGGATGGTAGCCCGGACGAAAAGGCATACCGTGTGACTACGTTATGCCAGACGCGAGCGGGGGGAAACCCCACGCCGCAAGAGAGAATGCAATCCATTCAGAAATGGATTCATACAGTTACTGAGGTTCGTCCAGAACCTACAGAGTATAGTCTCGATATACTCGAGATTAAGTTACGGGACATACCTATGTCCGTCGAAGAAATTCAGTCATCCTTACGGGTGTCTGTAAGTACTTCATCCTGCCTGGAATCAACTAGGCAGAAGGGAGGCAAACTCGCGTTTGCCAGAGAGCTCCTGGATACTTTTCCAGAAGTTAGAAGAGTTGACCTGGAAACAGGTGAACTGACTACGGAGGTGATTAACTCCAGGGAGCAAGCCGGTGAGGCATTGTTCCATATTTCACTCGAACGTTTATCGCGCGAGTTTAAAGATAAGATGCGCGTACGCGCTTCTGTAGTTAACGAGCCTGGTGCAAAGGCTCGCGTAATCACTGCTGATAGTTTCTATCACAGTATAATACTCGGACCCTGGTCACATGCGTGGTTAGGAGTCCTGGCGAAGATGCCTGCCGCCCGGGCAGGAGTAGCAGAAGGCCGTCATGGATGGGCCTTCATTAGATCAATTTCGATCGCCAGGCCGGATCTGGCCTGGATTTTCCAGTCTTTAAGCAAGACTATAAATACAGATTTGTCCGAAGCTACGGACCATCTTTTCTGGTCAGCCGCAAGAGCGCTGATCCGATTGGCGAATAGGGTACTTCGGTTCCCCGAATGGTACGGGAAACTCGTTGAAGAGGCCCTCTGCTCTCCACGATACGTGGAGTTTAAACATGGAAGTTTCTACTGGAAAGGAGAAACTAAAACCGGTATCTTCATGGGAGATACTGGGTGCAAAGTGCTGCTTACGCTTAGTAACTTACTTGGCGTACTCAACATGGCCCTAGCCGGGCCTTGCACAAGTGCGGTCGTCGGTGATGACCACACTTCAATTGGTGCGAATGCCGCACAACAATTAGTTGTTTACCGAGGTTCGGTAAACACCATGGGATACGTCCTCTCTGAGGACGATACCTTCATATCCGATCTTTACGGATATTATGCAGAGGAACTCTACAAGATTCCTGCGTCCAGCAGGGAAACTATAGACGCCCTATACACCAATCCATATATGGATTTTCCATATATCGACGTACCGAAGGTACGTTTGCTCATGGCCCTCCGTAAGGA